TTGCCGTGCCCAGAAAATGACCCTGTGGCTCCAGAAGCCACGATGTATCTGTCCCCAGGGGAGGGTGAAGATGGATTCTGGGCTTGAGCTGGGTTTAAAACAGACAGTGATATAACAGCGTCAATTTTAACCAAAGATTGGTTAATAGCCTGTCTCCAGCCACTTTCGCCATCGTTTGTCTGACCGCCAAATATGTCGAATACCGGCCCTGTAATTTGAGACATTATAAACCCCAATTTTCTCCCCAGTTGGCTCCAAAGCCAAACTGAGGATAGCTAGTACTTATTGTAGCATTTAGGATAACCGGAACAATTGACACGGAGCCAGTTTCCTGGGTGTGTTGTATGACTACCTTTCCGGTTGCATTCGTTGGGGTGGTAGTTGGTCTATCGTTTATGGTGCTAGATTTTCCTTTTTGCTTTAATTCCTGATTTTGCATTCCCTGCTGAATCAAAGAGAGAACTCTATTTATTTCTGAAACATCTGCATTTGAAACTCTATGATACATTACGAGGGCCTCGGCAAGTCTGAGAAAGCATATTCAAATATTATCCTGTCTGTATCACCAGCGACTTCCATGTCAACGACATAGCCCATTCTGTTGCCCCTTGGCATATTTAATCGTCTGGGTCTTGATGGAGCTTCGGTAAGAGTCACAATATCATCAGCAATGTGTCTTCCGTCGATATAGACCCTGATAGCAAATCTCCCATTACCGTAAAACTCTACCTGTTCATATCTTCTGCGCTCTGTCGTGTTACCAAAACCCTTTTGACCTGAACGTATAAACAGTGGCATATTGCTTTTCCCTGAGAACAGTTTCCAAATGCTGAGTCCAGAATTAGATGCGTAAGTTGTGTTTTGGTCTATGGAAGACTGAGCCAACTTGAACGTCTCAAGGTTTTCATTGTTTCCGTTACCTTGGTTGTCAACAAGAACGTAAGCATCTTCAAACTCATCAACAAAAACGTCTATTGGTTTTAACCCAAGTGTTGTTATTGGCATACCCTCTGCCATTAAATCAATACACAACGTGCTATGAGCACCATAAGTATCAGTTCCAGTAAACACAACATAGTATTTACCATATTGATAAAAAGATTTGATGTCGTAGTTTGGTGTTGGTATTTGATTTGTTAAAAAGTATTTATTACCAGAAGGCTCTATGAACCAAATGTTATCTTTATTTGCAAAATTTCCATAAAAATAACTTTGTTTTGTTGTTAGCCACCAGAAGTTATAGGGCGATTCCATCTTACTTGGCCCAAGCAGTAGTCTGGGTGGTATCTTTGTATCGGTTATACATGTAGCATTCATACCGTCAAAAAGCATAACTCCGCGCTTACTAACGTACACAAGCCCGTGCGTTGTAAGCTGAACGCTATATGGAGCTATACAGCCATCTTCAGCCATCGTTTTTGAAAGCGACATTGAGCTGGGTTGATTCCCGTCTATCCTGTAAATCGCGTCTTCACAAAGAACAATTAACCCTGTTCCGAAGCTGGCCAATGCTAGTGGCCTATAAGAGAATGGTATGTAGTAGTTATCTGGCCAAGCGTCTGGAGCATTGATGGGGGTCCACTTAACCGTCTGTCCACTGATTCCGAACAACATGCCATAGTGAGAAACAACGCCAAAAAGGTCCACAGGCGGAGTCATAAAATCAATCTGCAATTGGCCAAATATACCAGTGTCTGTGTAGTAAGAGGTGGGTTCTGACCCAAGGTATTCAGCGCTTGTCGTATCCAAATAGTTTGAATTGTATACGTCAACCCTTTCAACGAGCTGAAACGCACCGGCTGCTCCGGTTCTATATACATTCCAAGTTTTATAGTATCCGTTATGAGGGGTCCATCTTGCGAATGCGCCCAGCTGTGTTGGGTTATCCCAATCATCTACGACTGTATTTATATCAAACTGCCCGTTGAGTATTGGGTTTCCATAAATGTCATTTTTGTAAACTCTATATAAACCAACAATTTCAGAAGGACCATTAATGGCCGAAACGGTTACCAAAAGTGGACTTGATGTATTTGGATTTGTAGAATTAATTAGAGCTGGGTTAATTGTTAATTTATCGCCAATCTCATATCCAACACCATCTTCTGATATCACAAAATCTATAAAAGTTCCATTTTGAACTTGAAGGTCGGCTGTAGCGCCTGTTCCATTACCTGAAAACCCAGAAACGTAAACGAGAGGTATATCTTCAAATTTCGTTATTGTGCTTACGTTGTATCCACTTCCCTCGTAGTTAATTATAACTCTTCCAACACCACCGTTACCAGAATCTTTCATGCTTAAATAAATGGCATCCCCATCGTTCAGGTCATTCAGGCTGGGCGTTATTGATATTCTTGCTCTACCAACACTTATGGTGTAGTCATCAAATACTGATATAACTCTAAATACAGCATCGGTTGTTTGAGCTTGTACCGTAGGTGTAAATGTATACTTGGTTCCAGATGTCGGTAAAACTGAAGAATCAAAAGTTAACAAGTCAGTAGCCAAATAACCAGAACCGCCGTTAACAATCGAAACTGCAAATATCGTACCATTTCCGTTAACGGTAACATTTACGGTAGCTCCGGTTCCACTGGCTGTTCCAGATGGGGCGGCTACAAGCGGAACATTTGTATAAGTTTTTGGTTGCAGGGTTACGACTTTGCCGACAAAACCAGACCCACCACCCGGAGGGTTTTGAAATGTAAATGTATCTCCAATCGTGTAACCGGCTCCGGGGTTAGGCGGGTACGGAACTAATCCGTTAGCGCTAACTGCGTTGCTTACTACAGTACCGCTAAATCGTAATTGTGTACCCGTGGCAGATATACCTAAAGCTTCTTCCCCGATAAAAGCCCCATCGGTATATCCAGAACCAGCAGCCATGCCATCAATCGCTATACTAGCTGGTATACCATCTGTGGGATATTGAGTTCCAGACGTAAATGATGATATACCAGTAATTTCGTTTGTAGGAACACCATTGGTAACGTTAGGGATTGCGGCTTTTAAAATATCTCCCACTCTGTAATATCCGTTACCAACATTGTTGAGCGCCCAGCTAGTAATACTGGCTGCACCATTAACAAGACTTCCGGTAACGATATCTACAGTTGCATTGGCTCCGAACCCACCGCTAAGTGGGAAATTTTGATTTATATTGTTTTTGTAGTTATCAACAGGGTTTTGCAAAACAAGACTGTCTGGCTCTAGGAATCCAGAAATAGAATCCGTTGGAGCTGGTATATCTTTAATCGCAAATGTTTTTGGTGAAGTTACAATTACATTAAACTTTCTGTTTTTATAGCTTGCGTCCGTCCAGCTGCTTCCAGAAAATTTTATTTCGTCTCCAGTTGAGAGGTTATGGTCTTCATAACACTCAAATATTACTTGCTTTAAATATCTGTCAAAAACAAAACTGATAATGTTGACTTGTGGGTAATAAGGGAATGTAGATGTAGACGGATTTGGTATGGCTTGAAATTGATATCCGTCCGTATCTGTAATATATTTACTGCTAGGCTGATTTAAAAATCCGTCATTAAGAAAGTCTCTTGTTACATTTCTTCCACTGTTCGTTCTAATAACTTCGGAAACAGGGCTTAATCCGGATTCGTCATACATGTTAACTACGAGTCTTTCGTATGTATAAACATAGGAAACCTGATTGTCGTCAAAATATTGGGAAGCTCTGTCTTGGCTTGGGGTCAGAGTTCCGTCATCGATAAACGTATTAACTGAGGCATCAACACGAACCATTCTTTGCATGTTTTCGTAGCCGTTGGCTCTACCAAAAACAACATAGGCAATCGCTCCACTGACAGCCGTCCATGTTATTTTTACATTTTTCTCATTAGCTCCCGTAAATGTTTTGCTTGCAATGTTGCTTGGTGCGGTAATACCATTTGGGAACTCAGCTGAAACGGCATAATAATAACCACCAGCAGCTAGATTACCGCCGTCTATAAGCTCTATTTTATCAATGATGGGAACAATGTTATTTGCAGAAGAAACTAGTGGCTGACTTGTCGGGCGAGGTGTACCCAGTGGGACCTCAACACCTTCAACCATTTTTTTGGGTATCGCGCCGTCTTCTGTGAAGTATATTCTTTCGCTACCATTTATAAACTCTGTTGCATAGTCTCTTGGCTTATCGGAATAAATCCATCTTCCCCTGTATGAAAATATTTGTTTGGTATTGCTTTCCGCCACAGCTCTATAGAAAATAGGTTCTTTTACGCATCGTGGGAATCCACTGCGTAAATCAACGTTATCTATTACGGAGGCGAACTTGTCTGGCAATACAGACTTATCGGTTATTACGTTTACGCCGCCGCTGAAATCGAGGCGTACGGTTTTCATGAGCTTGCCTTTATTCCGAATATCAACCAGTTCATCCCTAGACCTACATAGGGGAGGGTTCTGTGTCCAGGGCCAGCTCCGAAATATTGGTTATACCAATATCCCTGATATATTCTGTTTCCAGTTTGTTGGAAATACATTTTTGCATTTGTGTAATAGTTGTAAGCATTTGTTCCATTTTCTGTGCTAAAGCCAGCGGCTTGCGTTCCAGGAGCCCCAATCCATACACATTCAGACTCTGCAGCCAAACCTCCGTCTGGATATTTTGGTAAAGGAATGGGAGCAAAGGCATCTGGTGCGGTAGTTTGGGGAGCTGCGGCTGTTGGTTCGAAATACCCATTACCCAATGCTCCAACACCATACTTCGCTACGTTTGCATTTGTATTAATAGAAGACGTAGCTGAGGATATCGCTTGAGAAATTTTAGATGAGATTAAATCATTAAACGCAACAACCTGTTGGTTAACATAGGCTACGGTGGCAACGTTTTGACCAGACACTTTTAGCGACGTGGGGAAATTGTAGTTGTCGCTAGCGGCCCAGCCTGCGGGACCGGTGATAGCCCCTTGCACGGCTCCACCTGTGCGAGGAAGCAATCCACCGTCGTCAAGGTTGTTAACGTATATTTTTCTCCAAGTTCCTGCTCCAGTAGTTGGATATACGTTCGTTCCTGTCCATTCGGCTATCTCTCCCGTCGTGGTATCAAACCATTGATAACCTGCAAAACCGTTTGCCGGCTCGACATCTCCGATATAACGAAATCCATTTAAAGTGGTACTCATGATACATCCTTAATTAGTTCTGTGAATTGTTGAATAAACGCCATTGCTGTTTGCATGTCTTGGGTATCTCCATCTATTTGTAGTAGCCAATAAGCAGCAGCATATTTAAGATGTCTTTGATGCGGAACAGGTATGCGAGAATCAACTTGGTCGTTATCTGCGCTTAAGTTCGTTGGTTCCTCGGTATAACCAATAACACAAGTCCCAGTTGGTGGGTTTGGAGTGAGTCTAACTTTATTACCACTAAACATCATCCATCGTTTTGGGGTTCCTACAAGCGTTTCCCAGTCTGGGTTTCTATTGGTCTCTTCTTGAATGTTTGTTTGTAGCAACCAAGTATTGGCCCCGCCAACGGGTGTATAACCAGCCCTGTTAACTTCGATATAGGAGTTGGGTAATGGGAATGTATCTCCCGATTTGGTTAATGTATTCTCAACATAGGATTTTCCCGTAATCCTGAAGTAATGCATCACAGCAAAATTAATTGCAGCGTTGCAGCTTGCATCAGAAAAAGCTGTTGCCAGAGAAGGAGCATCCCCAATCAACGTTCTTACTTCGTCTCGAACTTGCGCAAGTGTGTAATTAGAAAGTACAACAGCAGGCATTACCAACCCCAACTATTATCCCACGGGCTTCCCCACGCGCCATAAGGCTTGCGTCGTCTTCCACCCAGTGGATTTGCGGTAACAGTAAGCCTACCGCTTTGGCCCTGAATAGCAACGGCTTTCAGGTTTGACATTTCATAGTTAAATTTAATTTCGTAATTTTTTGCAAGTTGCAAGTTTTGTCCAGGACCGGGGAGCATGTAGGCTTCCGCTAGAGTTCCATAAATAACAGCGTCCTCAGACTCCTGTAACAATGGTATCTCATCGATTTCACCGACAGGAATATATGACACAACACAGGTTAATCTAACTTCTCTTGTGATAACAGATGGCGGCGGGTACAAATGAACTTCATTGTTTTCTGCGTCATAAGCCCAAAGATTGGGTGTACCGGATACCGCGTCTGGCTTCGGAAGAGAGTTCTTGATGCCTTGGTAATTTGCTTCTCCCAGGGTTCTGAAATCTCCAGTTGGGACATCAGAAATCTCAGATGTAGATGTTTCAAAGTTAACGTATGTGTATACAACGTTAGATATAGTAACCGTACCGGCTAAGCTGTTATTGGAATCAACGACAGCGCTGATATTCGGTCCTTGTTGGCAGGTCAGCTTTGTTGAGCACCGGTTCCAACCTGAGATATTAATTTTTGATGAAGTGCCGCCGCTGGTGTAGATTGCGTATGTGGCGGCATCGGTTGTATCCAAGTCAACAGTTACCGTGTAATTTCCAACAGAACTTGTAACAGAAACGACACTTAAAACCTTACCGTTTATAGCAGTCATACCACCAACATTGAATAGAGTGATATAGTCTCCCGCAACGTAGCCGTGAGCAGAGTTGTAAGTTATAACGGCTTGAGTTGCAATGCTAATTCCGTTAATACTTTTGTCGTCTGAAGAATTTAAAACCTGTTTGTATAAATTAAAATTATAAAATCCGTTGGGAGCCTTTGGTGGAGTTGGCATCGTGATGATTGTCTGAAGATTTCCGCTCGTAGTAACTACGGTACTTAAGTCAGAATACTTAGAAACCCAACCCTGTGGTCCAACGGCTACAATTGTGTAGATTAATCTTTTGCCAGTAGCGTATCCTGTTGCACTTGGCGTTAGTGTCACGGTAGGAGCCGTGGGTTTTTCTATAACGGAATCTTGAAATCTTACCTGATGAACTCGGTTTAGTTTGTTTCCATTGGAAGGAACGGGTGTAAACGCCTCAATAGGACCATTGAAGTAATATTCAAGGTTCTCTTGAGCCAACATGGTTAATCGGCAAATCTTCCTTACGGTTTCCTGAGTAAGATAGTCAATCTCCGCTTCCCGAAGGTCGGGTCGGTGTAACCTAGTTTTTCCGAGTATAGACCTTACAGTGTAAGTCGAAGACATTAAAACTCCTTATTACTTGCCTTTCATAAACTCCATAATAGCACCCGCTATTTCGGCCTTGGACATGTGTGAAGGAGGCAGTTGAAACTGCATATTGTTATCACCTGCTATTTTAAGCAGTTCTTTTACGCTTTTGCCCATCAACTTGTTAATCGTATACATGGGGGCAGAAGCTTCTTCTTTTACATCTTCGTAGTTGAATTGAAACGTTTCCGGGTTCAATTCGGCGTGTTTGATGAGATGGTTGTTCTTTAAATCTTGCCCTTTAAATACAGAGCCAGTTACTGTGTTGGTGATGCTAACTAATTGTCTTGACATTTGATTCTCCATTAGGGGTAAAGAGATAAGGGGGAGCCTAAACTCCCCCCTCTCCTACTGCGTTTGAGAACTTATTAACAAAAGATTAATAAGCGTTGATAAGCACTAAGGATTCGGGCTTAACGACTTTAAATCCGTAGACTTGAAGTCCTTTAATTCCGTATCCGAAAGTGTTCTGCAAGGGCAGCATTTCGTGCTTGATGAATTGACTTGCGAAAGTCAAAGCCGACATGTGACCAACGTACATGCGTGACCAAGCTGTTGAGGTGCTGCTAGCAGCATTCAAGAGGTTAGTCGAAACATATAGTTTCATTCCGTCGATTTCACCAACGTAACCGTTGCGTAGCGGAGATTCGCTGTCACCGGTGATTAAAACAGACTTGAGGTCTGATTGTTTCAGGTAACGAGCATATTCCGGCGTGACAACAGCAAAACGTTGACCGTCGCGGGGCACATTGTTGGTATCAAGAACTTGACCAGCTTGCATTAAGGGGGTTAACAATAAAGAGTTACCACCGGTTGCAGCACTTGTGTTCCAGAGACCAGAAAGGTCGATTCCGTAGGTAGCATCACCAATGGTGGGGACGATACCGGTGGAGCTTCCACCAATCGTGTTGGCAGTAGCGACATCGGAATAGATTGATTGAAGAACCGATTGGTCAACCTTGACGGCCATTTGCATGGAAGCGTCTTGGGTGATGGTATCAATCAATGCGATATCTGACTGGTAGTCATCAATGTAATCAACTTTGAAAGCATAGTATTTAGCTTGGTTGATGTTCAATTGAATGAGCTCATCAGAAACGTCTTGATAGTTGATGGGGCTGTTTACGGAGTAGTCAGAAATCGTAACGGTAGGAACCTTACGAATGTTGACGGTATCACCGAAAGCCATGATTTCGCCTTCCCAGTTATGGTTGGCAATGGCGGGAACAACAGAGGCGGCATAGAATTTATCCTGCAATTTAGCGGAGTAAATCTGAGGAATAAATGCGCCAGCCGAAAGGTTCGCACCTGAGCGTGAAACTTGATTTGGCATTGTATAAATCCTTTAAATTAGTTAGTTAAAAAAAATTAGCATTGAAAACCGACAACGATAACTTCGCAGATACCGTTTTCGGGTTCAGTTGCGCCAAGAGTGATGTCAATGCTGTCAGCAGAAGCATAGAATTTGCCGTTAGCAGAAACATAAGCACCATCAGCGGCTTTAACGCCAGTGCTGTCCATAGTCGCAGCAGAAGTGGTCAACCAACCATTGGGGTCGGTTCCATCTCCAACTTCAACAACGGAAGATGCAGTGGTAGAAGCAGTCGTCACTTTGACAATGACGCCATGAACGTAAAAGTTGGCAGGAAGAGAGATTACTTGAAGAACATCTCCGGTATCGCCAGAGGCAGAGCCAGTGGCTTTAGCAAAATCTACGGTTTTTTGCAAAACGGTAAATTCAGTAGAGAGTTTTTGAAAGTAACCATCAGCACCTGTTTGTAAATTATAGGTTGCCATTTGATAAATCCTTTAAAACAAAAATTATTTTGAAAGTTGCTTGGACATGTACTTATCGGCTCTATCCATCAAGGCTTTTCTTTCTTTTGGGTCCTTGATTCGGTTAATTACATAGGGCAGATTAGCAAGGTCTTCGGCAGTGAATGTTTCTTCATTATTACTTAATCCCATATCTGGTGATACCGCAGATTGAGTTTTAACCGATACTTCTGCAGCTCCGGGTTTGGGTTTTGGTGACGTTGATTTTCCAGCTGGCCCTCTGAAAAGCTTAAAGTCTTCTATGACCTTGGAAGCGTCTTTGTCGTCAAAAGACACAGTTCCTTCATAGACAGCTTTGTAAATGCTAGGGGCATCACCGTAAATCCAAGATTTAAAATCATCAGAGAATCTAATCTCGTCATAATCTGGATGAACTTTTTTAACTCTTTCATCCCGCAATCTGACAATCTCTTGCATCTTAATGAGTTCTTTTTCTCTTTTCTGTTCTTCGAGCTGTTGCTCAACAGTTGAAAGTTTTTCTTGGAACATTCGGCTCAAATCTTTTCTGACGGCCTCGGTAGCGGTTTTCACTATTCTAGTAGTGTCGGGAAGTTCCATTTCCCATTCGCTAAGGGCTTGGTCCAGATTCGTTACACTAGTGTCTTCTAGCGGCTGAGCTGGGTAGTTACTTGGGGTACGTTGTAGTTGAAGTAGTAACTCTTCCTTTTCTCTTTCTATTCTAGCAATTTCCTTTTCGCGTTCAGCGGCTTTGCGCTGGGCTTCATTCATTGCTTTTACAGCAGACTTATATCTGTGTTCGAAAGAGGCAGAATCAGAATCTTTTGTTTCGCTGGCTGGAGAGGTCTCGTTGGCACTCAGATTGTTTTCCACCGACTCAACAACGGGTTCTGTTTCTTGCGAGACTGGTTCACTTTGCATTGCAGTGGTCGGAGCGTTGGGGTCAGGCAATTCGTTCGTAAAGACCGAATTCTTAGAGCCAGATTCTGGCATCAAAGACCCTTCTGCTGCTAGCTGCTTTACAAGCTCGTCAGCCTTTTGTGCGTTAGCACGGATTTGTTCACTTCTACTTGGCATACCTTCTCCTCGACGGCCTTATTTGGCTTGGTCGTATAAATTTGAATCACGTCCGCGGGATTGCGGGTTGGTGACTTCATCAAATCTTTTAATAGCTTCGTCTAGTTCGCTTATTTCTCTCATGGCTTCTATAAAGCCACGGATTTTAAGCACTTCTTCGAATGATTTGACTCTCTCAAGAGAGTCTCTTTTTTCTTCTATCAAAGAGCTAATCAAGTCCTGTAGGGATTTCCAGTAAGGTGAATTCACCACTGGCTTGATTTCCTCCAATTGTTTTTTTCTTAAATCCAGTTCGTTTGTCAAACAGTATCCTAAGCTAAAACTAACATAAAGTGAAATTAATAAAATTTAGTGTCAAGACGGATTTTGTCCATTTTCATCTTGAAAAATATCGTTTAAAGCCATTTGTATTTCATCCTGTGGTTCGCCACCCTCTTGTTGTTCACCTTGTTGTTGAGGTGCAGTCATAGGATATCCAGCTGCTTGTTGATGGTCCATTTGGTCCGGAGCAGACTTGGTAGCAAGTTCATTTAAAGCGGCTTGTTTATCAGGTTCGATTGAAGATAATAATTGCATCTTCATTAAATCTAAAGCGGCTTTCATCGATGGATTCATTGCGTCTTGAGACAAGGCTACCTGTTCGTAGATGGCAGGATAAATTGGGCTATCCTTATCCGTATTTTGCAACATTTCAAGCAACGCATCTGGTCTTGACATCTCGGCTCTAAGAGTTGGAACGTTTTGAGCTTGAGCCATAGCAGCTGCTTGTTGCGCCATTTGTTGTTTGATTTGCTCAGCCTGTCCATCTGAATTGATGATGTCCGTAGCGTCGAATCCGCGCGTCCTAATCCATTCTTTGAGAATAGCTTCCTTGTTAATGTACGGCTTGTAGTCTGGGTCTTGCATGAGCTGAATCAGTTCTGCAACACTAGACGCCTTGCCTTCAAGAGCCATAAGCCTAGAGACTCCGCCGGCTTCAATACTAAAATCTCCCTTGATAGACATGTCGGAAGAGAATTGCATATTCCAATCGTACATTCTTCTGACCATAGGCTTTGTAATATTGTTATCGATATTGAAAAGAACGCCTTTAATGTAATTATTGGCAGCGTTAAATAACATGCCCATGCCAGAAGCAGTTCTGTTGTGTTGACCAGTAGCGGAGCCAGCAAAGCCTCCGGCCATATCCGGCATCGAAGTAACTTCCTGAATAAACAATTTAAAATTGTCTTGCAGAACTTTTAGGTCTCCAAGAATGCTGGGAACAGGAACGAATGTAACCGGTGGGGATTGGATTCCCTCCAGCGTCTTGAGAGGCCACACGCCCCAGGGTTTGATACCTTCAAACTTAAAGCCATTAATCATTCGACTTGTGTCGTAAATGACTTGAGGTCCTGCAGCGATACCCATATTGTCTACCATCGCGCGAGCGGCGGCATTAACAATATCCTGTGGGTCACGCATCTTTTCGGGAACACCGCGACCCCAAATGCTGTAGAGAATCTTTTCGTATGGACAGACCATAAACGGAATATAGGGACTTTCGAGCGAGCTTAGAGAAACCTTGATGCAATACTCTCCAACGGTCCAGATGCAAGTCATATATTGCTTGTTTTTGTCGTGGCCCTCTGGCATTTCTACACCAGCGTTTTCAAGTTCTCTGCCTCCGAAATAACCCCAGTGCTCAAGAACAACATACCTGTCGCCCCTAGCCATCGGAGTCTGTCTTTGATTTAAAGCGAAGACTCGGCTTTCCCAAGTCTCAGCTGTCCAGTTACCTTTTGGATTTGCTTCTACAGCTTTTTTGATTTCCTCAGAATTAAAACCTTCCACTTCAGCAAGGTTAAGTAATTCATGTTTGTTCATCACATGTCTATGGATAGCCCACATGGCTTCTTTAATATTCACTGCTGCGGGGTCCGGATAGAATTCGAATGGAGAAACAACTTCCAAATCAGGTCTTGCGTCTGATTCAGTCGAGACAAGTTTAAATACTTTTTTGACTGACTTAGACATTCCGATTGCGCCCTTAATTGAAGAGAGCATTCCTTCTTTTTCTTCTTCATCAACGAGCATCCATTTTTTAGGATTCGGTGGGGCAGCAAAGGGTCCCTTGATAACCATTGTTCCAAGAACAACTAAATCAAGAACCCCTCTTGCAAACTTCTCTTCCCAATGTGTTTCTTCTAAATCATCTTTTATTTTTACTCTCATGCCGTCGCAAGAAATATTCGAAGCCATGATTCTCATTTTTAAATCTTCTGGAAGACGGGGATGTTTCTCTGCCTCTCCGGTTGATTTAAAACCTAATTTAACAATTTCCGGGATTGGGGTTGGCCTAATACTAAATGGATAACCGTCCACTCCAGACATTACGTTCATAATCTGCGAATACGCAGACATTGTTTTCATTTGTGTAAAATTTAAAAAGATACCCGATTGATTTGCGGATTCATCAGAACCGTAATAATCGATACCGTCAAAATTCATCTTTGCGGCTAACCATTTTTCTTGTTGCAAGAAACGCAGGTTTCTACACCAAGTAAAACGGTCTTGAACTAGTTTGGCTAATCCCGATGTAGCGCTGGGTGGCTGACCTTGAATGTCGCCGAATTCCATTGTCATTATAATCTCCTAGTAACCTACTCGTTTATTAACAGGCTTCCATTCATATTTTACCTCATGTTGCCTGTGAAGTTCGGTAATAGCAACTGCTTTATCCCAACCCGTCACGGCATATCTCATCGCATCCATCAAATCATCATCAACTTTGTGGATATCTCCGTTTTCTTTAAACCTATACAAACGCATCTCTTTCAGCGTTTCTACGCAGGATTCAAAGATGTAGAGTTGTTCGGAAGCTATCTTGGCTCGTATCAAAGATATTCCATAATTGACTCGGTTATCCGCCAAAATTAATCTATCGTCGCCCATGATGTCTTGGAACATTTTGTAAGGCGAGTCTCCACTCGCAATCGAGCGTTGTCTTGAATTTGGGTCGATAGCAAACCTGCAGGGCCAATCCCTTAGTTTGTACGCGTGATAAATGGATGTTTCTCCAGATACTTTGTATTCTTTATGGATGTAACCAACACCCGATTCTTCATCGATTGAGAGCTTAACGGCGCAGGTCGGATGCGATATACCAACGTCCAATCCGCCAATAGTTTTCCACTTTGGGTTGACCGAAAAATCGGTTATGACATAATCCTCTTCGTCGAACTGATAAACCTTGCCTGAACCAATAGTCGGTCTTCCAAATTTACGGCTTTCTATTTCGTGTGGACCGAGGCCCGCTATCTGTAATTTTTTATCTTCTTCGGTCAAATGTGTAACGTCGTCCCAAGTCAGGAAGTGAACTCCGTACATATCCTCCGAATTCGTCATTATTTCGTCACAGAGGGGCGTTATACCTTTCAGCGGGGTAAAGGTCAGGAAAACATATCCAGAGGCCGCAATCGTCCTCATTTTGGCTTCTTTGTAAATATCTTCAGGCGGTTCCTCGTCACACCACACTAAATCAACGGTTGAACCCTGAAACTTCTCTCGGCCTTGGTCATAAGAGAAGAACTGAATAATGCTGGTTCCCCCAGATTTATGCCTAACCCTAGCAATATCAATAGCACCAGGGATACCACCCTTGCGAATTGGGTCTCCAACCATGTTTTGCTTGGGAATAAGCCCCGTTCCCCACTCTCCAAGCTGTCCAAACAGCTTTTCTTGCAGGGTATCTCGCACGCGGGTTGAGGATTCGCCAGCTACCCAGATGGTTACGGGTCTGTCGAATTTTATGCCTTTATACCAAGATGGGTACTCTCCCGTTAGGTGATAAGCCACAAAAGCAGACCCAACGGTGGTCTTTCCGGACTGATTACCCCCAAAAAGAGCCACAATCTTGTGCCCATCATTCATAAAAGACAGTTGTTTAGGGTAAGGCTTGAAGTTTTTAAGCTTATTTTCCCGTTCTCGCCTTAATAACTCTTCTTCTAATCTTTGAAGTTCATTTAAACTTGTCAATTTTTCTCCGTGTTACAATTAATTTGGGTTTTGAATGGCACTCACAACCTTAGAGGTACATATTATGAAAAAATTTGGTGCAAAAGAAACTCGCGAAGAATTTTCGCAAGAATCCGCCAAGACCGATATGCCTAAAGGTAAGAAGGGCTTTGCTCATCCTACCGAGGGCTACAAAGCAGAAGTCAGCCAAGGCTAATTTCAGCTTTTTCGGTTGCAAAAGAGGGGTCTTCGGACCCCCTTTTTGTTTATTCTTCATTTTTTTCCTCTTCGGCTTGTACGGTTATCTCTTTAGCGGGCTCTTGCCAGCCCTCGGAACGCAATTCTTCCTTTACTCTGGCCATTAATTCATCTCTTCGGCGCTTCAACTCGTCATCAGACACTGATTTTACGTCTTCTTCCTGTCTGAAGACCTGTTTATCTTGGAATTTTTGGCTCATTTGAGCTGCTCTACGGGTCAAAGCGTCATATTTTAGCTTAACAATGGGAACATCTTCTCTTTCATTGGTGTGCAATACCTCCAAAAGTGCCTTATCAGCCATGATATGAGCACCGGCTTCCTCTGAGGCTCTGAAATCTCTCTCAAATTCTGGGTAATTCTTAAACCATTTGTAGATTGTGCCCACGCTGGGAGCCCCGGGCTGGTCACAAAACATCTTAAGTGAGTTACCTTCCGCTACCCAGTCTGTAATTCTAAACATTAAATCTGGGCGTGAGTGCTCAACACCATTGATGGTCCACACTTCGGTTGCTGCGTCTCTACGCATTCTGTCTAGTGTTCCCTTGTAAGAATTAAGTTGGCTCAATTTTTTAGTCCTATCGTGAAATGTTCTAGCCCACCTAGACCTATACTGAAGAGTTCTCAGGTGGCTCAGTTGTTCCGGAGTCAGTTTGAAGGTATAGTGCTTTTTTGGTCTCCAGTTCTTTTTTGTCCTCATGGATTGATAAAGCTCCTCCAGCGCTAAAGGCTGACGTTGCATTGCTTAGTGTTTTTAGCAATTCACTTCTTGTATCTTCGGTATCGGGCATCATGGATAAAGTTTGTATGCTGGTCGTAATATCTTTTACAAATTGAGCGTAGGTCCTAACAACCTCAACTCGCTTGAGGTCCTCTAATGATTGTGCCACAGCTGCTTCTCGTCTTGAGGTTTCCTCAGTCGCCTTATTGATGTGTTTCAACACAACATCGAATTGTTCTTGGGTCATTGAAACGCCAAAGCCGCCTTGCACCTCTGGTTCTCTAGGGCTCCAATCTTCAGTTGCTTGTGGTTGGCTCATGTTAATCCTTAATAGATATGAAAGTTATCGTCGTCATTTGACGAGCGTTGAAGGGTAGGCTCCACTCGCTTCCTGTATTCAGGGTCGCTGTGCAGCAAGAGGGTTTTGATGCAAACAAAAAGATGTGCGTGTATCTTGAGGTGTTCTGATAATTCATATTTATTCATCTCTTCTTTTTGTGGAAATTTGCTGACGGCATATTCGAGATACTCGATGATTCCGTCAAATCCTTGACGGTTCAAAAGGGCCCAGTGCTTTTCGTTAGAACTCATCGTCTTCCTCTTCTTTTTTTCTATCGAGCAATTGTCTCTTTAACTCATCCAGTATTTGAGACATATCATTTTTCTCTTTTATGTTTTCAATGTAATCGTTTAAAAATTTATCGAATAACTTAGAGAGGCCCATTAACTCCAGCGGGGCCATTCGGTTGCTGGTAAAACCACAGATGTTAACATTACTGTCTTCGTTCTCGTCATCCTTAACGGTGACTAAAAACAAAACATCATGCTTGTCTATCGTAGCCGCCGCATCAGCGAGAGCCTTGACAGCTTTATCTATTTCGTTATTTTGCTCCATTAGAGCTCCTTTTTAAAGCGCCTTCGCGGCTTCTTTTGTTTGTCGGATGGAGAATAGTAAGTCACCATCGGTTCACCGTACAAGTCGAACATCTGAGGCGTCACGGCCACCGTATCAAATGGTATATACTTTTCGTTCTTCCAAACAAACACCTCGATGTCTCCCTTGTTAACAGCCTGATTAATGGCCTGTCTGGAGACCCCTCGGATGCGAGCCATCTCAGCCTGAGTAATAGCGCCAATGTGACCCATAAGAAAGTCGTTCATCGTAATCTTTTCCCACAGGGAATCTGGGATGGGAAGTCGCCCGTCGCCCTTCTTGTCGCAGGGTTTAAACAGGCCCCGCATATACACGTTGTCTTTCTTGGCAAGCAGTGCAAGAATATAATTTTTTAGAACAATTTGCATGCCATTCATCGCGCCCTCGAATGTCTTGTCCGAGTGCTCAAGAATCACGTTGCCCTTTGAGTCGTAAACGCTGACCCTTTGTAGGCCACCATTGACATCGTGCTTAAAGGTTAGTTTTGGTTGTGGTAGTTGTGACATTAAACGTATTCTCCTATCTTTGGGTATCTTTGAATGGGTAGCACTTGCACTTCATCAGGAAAGCATTCGCATCGATACAAATATGTGGCGTGGTAAGGCCCGCGAAGTCTTAACGTGCTGTCTGAAAAATCGGTCAGCTTCATCTCCTTGCCACAGTGTTTACAGTCGAGCCTGGGCGCTTTGCATTGTGAATAATCAACCGCCTTCTTACTTCTCATAGTTCGATATCTCCAAGCTGCACTTTGCCACCGCAGTTCGGGTCGTACTTGATGGCTGCTTGCACGGCGGTCTTTACTTGCTCCTTGCAGGTCTTAGCTCTGGCCGCATACGCAGCACCGAGAGCATAAGGTTCACCTGTACCCACCGCGACTAATGTGAAATCAGGAATAGCCGTCACGGAGAAGTCACTGGATATTCTAAATATATTTTTATTAAATATCATAACAATCTCTACGGAGTAATCTTGCGGGTCTCCGTCGTCTCCCTTGGCATCTCTCCAAGAATCCGCAATTACCGCTCGCTTAAGAACATCCGCTATCTCAAAAGGAGTCACACAAGTCTCCAAAATTTTTGAGCTTGACACTATGATATTGTCCAGCCTGCTTGAGCCTGCAGCGCCAAACATTATAGGCTCATCAAAGTGCTTACTCTGCACCTCGCGCCATTTGTTGCAGATGTCATAAGCCGGACCACTATCGTAGGTCACTCTGGAGTCTGACCCGTAGTAGATGTGCTCGGAATCTTTTATTGCAGCGATAACCGTCACGTTATTTCTTTCGCTTTAATTTCGCTTTTCCGGTTACACGCTTCTTGACAATAGCAGAAACATGTTTGTCTCTGTATTCCTGAAGCTCTCTCTTGGCTTGATTTCGCTCTGCCTTAAGAATCTCAATCTCAACAATCTCATCAAAAAGCAACTCTTTAGCCGCTTCCTCAAATTGTTTTTGTGTAAAAAATATTTTCACAGCACCCCCCAAGACTTAAGTGTCTTCATAACAATACTTACTATTATACTTCGATGTGTCAACTATTATTTCGTAAAATTTTTCCTAAAAAATTATGGTAGTATGAATTTGGAGCCGGTTTTTTTTAACGGATTTCCTGGTGATACCAAATAGGCTAGTTCGAAAGATTGTCACCGCAGCCGAGTCAGGACGTGTCCAACATAGTTGCCTGCCTTGGGGTCTTCGCTCTACAAGGTCGAGAGGCTCGGGGTATACCCCATCTGTAGAGAGCGCCGAGAAGGAACTACGGTCCCGCGAGCAGTCTAGGGCTAAGTGCGTATGCATGAGACATTTGAGTATCTGAAGATTGAACAGGGGAAACCCACAACATTAACGGCTAATTGCTAGGTCGTTGATGCACCGTTGTATGAGAGCAAGCTGAGAATTACATCTGCCAACCGAGCAACCAGAGGCAGGAAGTAGGCTTGTAGCATTCTATCTATTACTGCTATAGGGTAATAAGTAGTTTCTCCCCGTAGGAAGGGGAGAGTCTACCTACCCAGCTTAGGGCAATTAAAGCACTGGCGAGCTTGACATTATATGTTATACAGCTCTTAACTGCCCTAGTGTCAACATTTAGACCTGTTTTAGCTCGTAAAAAAGAGATTGAGGCCTTCTACCCCGGGGGGGTTTCGCACCGGGTCCCACCTACCCCCCCTTTCGCTTTTTTTTCGTGTCAAGCGAAAATTAAACGAGTGTGGTAATTATCCCACATGTGGTAAAAAGGCTACGTTGTCTTTTTACTACACATCAGGACACCACTTGACTTTGAGCAAACTAATTAAAACACAACCTACCTCTTGTAACGTTTCGGCGTTACCCCTGAGACCCTTGAAAATCTGTGATGAATTGAGACAGCGAAAACCAAGCACCTCAATCGTCTGATAAGCAACACCGCCTAACGAATAAGAGAACTTTGAGCAAACTAATTAAAACACAATCTACCAAACGGAGGCACAATGTTTACAATCAAACGTAATGTACCTGAGTACCGAACAATCTACACTAAAGGAATCAAAGCATACGGCTACGGCTCTGAGAGAATCAGTAACAAACTCTCTCTGACCACTTCGAAAACCAAGGTATTCGTAGGTATGAAACTGAGAACAGTTACCTACAAGTCCGAGGCTCATTATCTCAAGTCCCTCTTGAAACATAATCGTCCGGCGACTGAACGCAAGGCACGTACGCCAAAGGCTCACGTACCAAAATTGGTCCTCAAGCCCAAGGCTTTGCCCAAGCCCAAGGTCACCAAGGGACCCGTCCAAGTCAAACCCGTCATTCGACCCGTCGACTTGCGACCGGAACCCACTTTCTACGAAATGGCTTACTCACGTCGCTAGTGTGGTAGAAATACCACACATGGGGCGGTCACCTTTGAGCAAACTAATTAAAACACAATCTACCTAATGGAGACAATATGAAAAAAGCATTCTTGCTTCTTTACACAGGTTTCGGGGCTACTTTATCACTAGCCACAATCTTAATCTTTCCGAGACCACTTGATACTATTGAACGTCAAGTTGGAATGGGGTTACTAACCTTGGTTTCACTATTGACCTGGGGGCTATTCGCTACCATCTGTGGCACTCCCTCGAAAGACTTGAAAAATTGGTAACAACACCTTTGAGCAAACTAATTAAAACACAAACTACTTAATGGAGGAAGTAATATGAACCAAAAAGATATGCTACAAACAATAGCAAAGGCGTTAGGCGTAACCCTAACGAAAGAGAATGACCCCTCAAGAATAAGCAATATGGCTTTTGAAGTATGGCAAAACCTACCTTGGGGTCTTCGCTCTACAAGTGCGTCAGATGGAATTACCTGGGCAGAGTTCAAATTAGCGGTAATGTACTACCGAGCCGAGGCTTTGCTGAACGAAATAGAGTCAGGTTACGAAGTCAGTTAAACTTCGTGGTTTGAGCAAACTAATTAAAACACAATCTACCTATCAGGAGGCAACACAATGCATCAATCAAAAGTAACAATACAACGTGAACGAATTGAATACCATATCGAAGAGGCTACCTTTTGGGTAGATACCAAGACGAACGATATGGCTGAAATTATGAAAGTAGCCAAGAGATTTGAGAAAGATAACACCGGGGGATTGAATTGGGAATGGGCTGAGACCCTCTCAGGAAAAACCGGCAAAAGCAAAATCGTAGGGATTAAGCACATCTGCGAGGTTAAGTAATAACTCCGTGGTAGGGGGGGGGCTGTCATCACCGAAGCCCCCGATTACCACTTTGAGCAAACTAATTAAAACACAAACTACCTAATGGAGACAACACAATGAGCAAGTTTACCGAAATGCTGAAACAACGATACGACTCAGTAGAACTCTTCTCTGAAAACCTCACGAAAGTGGAACTTAATGGGAAATGGGGCTTCGTCGACAATAGTGGCAACGAAGTGGTTGGACCTCGCTATGAGGATATATTTGACTTTCGGGGAGGTAGAGCCCTTGTCAAACTTAACAACAAAACCGGGTGGCTACGAATAATTTAACTAAACCTTTGAGCAAACTAATTAAAACACAAACTACCTAATGGAGGAAATATGCAAGTCTTTGATACACCTGAAAAAATCTCTCAACTCAGGGCACGAATGAATATGGTGGCTATCCGTACCTACCTAAGCACCGGACTCCGAGTGACAAGAGTCGCAACAAATCGACGAATGCTAGAAATCGCAAGTGAAACTACCGGGACGGACTACCTCTCAGGGGGCAAGGCTACCAGGGAAAAACTCTACCGGGCTCTACTCGACCTTGAAGAACTTTTCCACGGAAATCAATAACCCTTTGAGCAAACTGATTAAAACACAAACTACCTAATGGAGGCAATACAATGAGAAAAATAGAACAAGAAATGATTGGGGCAATTCTTTCAGGAATGACTAACCATAATACATTTTGGGTGAAAGGCAATACAAGAGTAAGCACGTTTCTATGTTATCCTCCCGAACCCGGAACCTATAAAATTGAAATTGACGTTGCTCTGCATGGAAATATCATAGCAAGATTGTCATTCAGCGAACATAAAAACGGAACTGGCTGGAAAATGCAATTAGAAAATGGTGGCTGGGCTACCAGAACCACGCATTCGAGATTGAACGCTATAATTGAAGGAATAACCGGACTTAACCATAGGTTTACGTCTAAGGATAGCAGTCCTAAAACCTTTTCTAAGATTGGATATAACGGAACTTGGAGAATGTCATCTTAATAACCCTTTGAGCAAACTGATTAAAACACAAACTACTTACAAACTACTTAATGGAGGAAGTATGAATAACAAACGAAAGTTTTTAGTGCACGTTGTCGAGGAATACAAGGGATACCGAGTCGGTTTCAAAATTGTAGAGGCTCACACTTCACAAGAGGCTAAAGCCTTGGCTAAAGACTTCAGGGATAGGGGAAGTGAAAACCTTGGAGATTATGACGAAGGCTTCGCTTTTGCTCATGATTACCAAAAACTAGGAGCAGACCTACCCTACACGCTAAAAACCAAAATGTCCATGGTTGAGTTAGATGAGGATGGTGCTCCGATTAAACGCAAGAAGTTTAATCCAACAGCCCGATACGTGAGTGCCTCTACCGGAGAGATTATCTAAGGGCTCTCACCTTTGAGCAAACTGATTAAAACACAAACTAACTTATAGGAGGCAATACAATGAGCAAGTTTACTGAAATGCTGAAAGTGAAACGTGGTTACGACTGGGTAGGACCAAATCAAAAAGAAGGTTTCCGCACAGTGAAACGAAATGGTAAGTGGGGCTTGGTAAATAAGAATGGCAAGGAATTGATTGAGCCAAAGTACGACCTACTCCACCAATTCAACGAAGGACTCGCATTGGTTAAACTCGACGGCAAGTATGGTTATATCGACGAGACTTGCGAGGTCGTAATTCCAATAAAATATGAAAATGCAAGTTACGTTAATCGAGATGGCGTCCGAGTCCAACTCAACGGCAAGTGGGGTTTAGTCGATAAGGCGAATAATGTAATAGTTCCATTTGAGTATGACCAAATAGGTTCATCTTACCAAGGACTCATTCAGGTTGACCTCAACGAACAAACTTACCATATCGATAAGGCAGGTAATCTTGTCACAGTAGTAAGGTGGGTGTCACACTACATGGGTTAAGGCGGGGCTATCATCACCGAAGCCCTTGAGCAAACTGATTAAAACACAAACTACTTAATAGGAGGCAATATGAAAAAAGATTATCAAGATACAGTTAGACTAGATTTTAGCGACAATGACCTAAAACGAATGATTAAAGCACTAAATCTTCTCAAAATACTCTTGGT